GCATATAAACCTTTTTTCATTTCGTTAATCCTTTTGCTTTTTCAAAACTGCGCATCCCACCTAATCCCAATAAACCTAATAATACAGTCATAAGGCTATCCATGTCAAAAGCAGGATAAGGTACAGCTTCTATCCCCATGTAGGCCGTCACTACATCCATAGTTGGGAACACTAAAAAGTGAGCAAACAAAGCTAGGCTACAGCACCAGCCAACGCTAGGCCGCCAGCCCGACACAAACAGGTTTTTTGATTTGGCCTCTTCAGCATTTATCGCCAACTGGCCTTTCGCTAGTTCCTGTGCGTGGTTGTCTGCCATTGTCGCTAGATCGTGGGCTAACTTGTTCTTCTGATCCTTGTCCTCTATGAACTTGTCCAGTAATCCTGTCACTGGCCCTATCAACGCTTGCAACATTTTGCCTTCTCCTATTTGCTAAAGCCTGTGCTGTAGTCGTTCGGTTATTCATACTCCAAATCATTGTGTTAACATGCCCCCTCCCAGTTTACGGCATTTATATCTAACAGGCTTGTGAGACTTCATATATTTATGTACATCCCCAGCCATTTCTAATGCCCTTGATTTACAACTTCTTTCAGTCTCAAACCATTGCTGGCTTTCAAGAACAACACATTTTGTCATTGCTTCTATAAAACATACAGTAACTATAGCTTGCCACATTACTTTTTGTTTTTACCCTTTAACATACTTTTAAGAGTTGTGGCCTGTTTAGCATGTGATTTAGAAGCCTTGCTAAGACCCTTAATAACTTTTTTTACTTTTGTTTTGTTCTTAGTAGAAAGCATTATTTACCACCTTTATTTTTTATTCATCCACGCTGTTGTACCCATGTAAGCACCTACAATACCAGCGCCACTAATATAAAATAAATTAGATATGTCTGACAAAGCTGTAACTCTATCTAATGGCATAAAGAACATAGACAAAGTAAACACACCCATTGAGATCAAGGTATAACGAGCCATCCTAAGTTGTGCCAAATGTTTACGAAGGTTGTCTTCCGTTGCTTTTATTTCTTTAACGTGCATCAGTTCAGCATCGCTAACAATACCGTCACCGTCCTCGTCATACTCAGCAAATTTAGATTGTTTTTGAAATTTTTTTTGGCTCATAATATTACTATTTTTTGTTGTGCTTTTGCCATAGATATTATCATTATGAAAAACAATGCAATTACTGCTGATATAACCCCTGCTACAATCAGCCCTGTTTTTATGTTTTCTTCTAATTCTTTTTGTTTTTTTGCAGCTTCTCTCCTAACCGCTAATGCGGCTTCTTTGGCTTCTTGTATGCGTCTAGCTCTTTCGGCTACAATCCCTGACCATGTGCCATGACCAAACCGCATATCAATCATAGTCGCTATTTCTTGCATTTGTTCTTTAGCTAATTTTGCATCAATAACTTCCTGTGCAACAGACTTAATACCAAATTGATCGCCCATTCCAACGCCAGATTTCTTGTTTCTCTTTTTTTGTACTTGGTTTTCACCTTCAAACAAGTTGTCAATGTAACCAGCAATATCACCTAAATCATTAGCTGTTCCAATAGCTGACTTAATGCCATCAACAGCACTCTTAAATAAGGCTATCCCTGCAAGTGCTGTAGAAATAGGTTCCATACTAACCCTTCATTATTACGCTTAACAATAAAACAATAGTTGTCCCAGCAGTTCCTATCATTATGTGTTCTATTCTTTTTATTCTAAGGATAGTTTCTTTCCATCTTTCTGCACATACAGCTTCGTGCGTATTGAATTGGGATTGTATAGATGCAACAGTAGGTTTCGCCATTAGATTGCATCAGGCCAAGCATTGATTGGAGCAGGATCACCTGTAAGCTTACCGTCACTATCTACAGGTAAATCATACAATGCTTTAACTTTAGCGTGGGTATCGCATTTGCCGATTGCAGTTTCTATTGAAGCGCAAGCAGTTCTTACGGCATCCCTAAATGTACTGACTGCACTTGGAATTGCTGTAGACTTTTCTGACTTACGAGTAACGTACCAATCATAAGGTTCGAGCATACTTGCTGCTGTTTTTTTCGCTTGCGCTACAGCTATAGACTTTAAGCCAAGAGTTACAAGTTGATTACCTTCTCTGTCTTTTATAGCTTTTCCGTCTTCATCAATTTCGTTCACGTCAGCTATAGCTTTTTCAATCAAGTCTCCATTTTCTTTTCTGCCGTGATAAAACCTATTATCGTATGGAGCCGCACTTGCTGGCAGGTCTTCCCAAGTTATCCCTATAGCAGCCTTTTCGCTGTCGCTATAACGCATCCAGACTTTAGGATACTGTGTACCATCAGTACCAGTAAACTCTCGTCCTTCTTTTAAGGTTCCATCCGCATATTTCCACGGCATTTTATATTCTCCTATCTTGCGTTAGCAAATTTAAATGGGGTTTCGGCAATAGCATAAACTATATGCAAAGCACCATCGGCATTTAAATCTGTGTCGTACATTTTAAATCCATTGCTTAGAATATCTAAATGAATGGCTGTGTCTGTGACAGCAGGATCATCAGCCCTTAATCTTGTTGTAGTTGAAAGATTAGTTGGGTTTTGTTTGCTATCTATAATTGTCCAAGCACTTCCAGCAGGCTTTTTCATAAATAAAAACGCAGGACGAAATCCCAAATTTACATATGTTCCTTTTGTAGCAGAACCGTTGCCAGTATAGCTTGTGATTTTACTGTAGCCTACAATTTCTGAAAAACAATACGCTATATATTTTTCACCGTCAGCGTTTACTGAGTGGTCTGTAGCTACTGTAAAAACGCTGTTAGTTGGGGCAGTATCATTCCACCAATCTGCACTATCTGCTACGGCTCCATTTGTATTAAGTATTAAATAATCAGTCTCAGCATCACTAGCTGTTTCAGAATGATAGACTGCCCAGTTGTCTGTGGCATCTCTGTTTTTACAAATTATTAACTTTGGCACAGCCCCACAACCATGAGATACTGTTCCAACCGCCCCTGTCCCTGTGTAAGATACTATACTAAAACCCGCTGTAGCATTTGATGAGCTACTAAACGCAGGATTATTTCCAGATTCAGTACCAGAAGCAGCCGTTCCAGCTCTCCAACACCATCCAACATGCGTTGTGGTATTAGCGTTAGTCCCATTCTGACCACCAGTTCCTATTGCTACAGTAAACCCATCACTATCAAAAGTTTTGATTGATTCAACATCGCTTTCAGCCGCAGTTTCGTTACTGAAAATTCGTTTTGTAGCACCACGAACTGAATCATGTAACTCGTTATAGCGAGCAGCGTTAATACCTTTTGTCCAAACAAGATCAGGAGTAAATGACAAGCCATCAATTTCTTGTTGATCTCCAGCGTTAGTTCCATTACCTGTCCAAAGAATTATGTCAAAGAAATCATCGGCTTGACTACTTTTACCAGGGCCGATTGTAATGTCTGGCAAATTGCTAGATGCTAATGCCAAATAGCCAGAAGGCGGCGCATAGAAAAAATTACCCACGCCATTACCGTCTGTATTACCTTGCGCTGCCTTTGCACCTACAAATGAACTGTCTTGTCCAAAGTTATAAACTTGTGCGCCACCGCTATACACTAAACTGTAAGATGTAAATGTGTCTGATAAACTAGAAAAAGCTGCTGCTCCAGATGCTTGAATAGTATTATTTTTACGGAAATAAAGATTTCCATTATCCAAATCTAACATAACAGCAATTATGTCACCATCAGTAAAACTAGAACCGTAACTAGAAGCACTATTATTATTGCGTTTATTACCATCTGTTTGGTAAGAAAAAGCCCAGTCTTTTTGATATCCTGCGTATTGGTCATCTTCTAAATTACCTGTAGTTGTTGCTATGCCAACACTATTGGATGCATTAGCAGCCGTTACAACAAGAACTTCCCAATACCATTTTCCACTATTAACAGCAAAAGTTGATACACAAGCAGGGTTTGTGCTGCTTTGTGAAGATGAAAATTTTAAATTTCCTTCTGCAAATACTTGAGTTTGTTTGTTTATTCTTAACGAATTTAACGTAGCAAAATTTCCTGACGGGCTGTCTAGCACGACATCACTAAAAGCAACACCAGTTGCAGCAAAATTATTTGTATTGCTAGATGCATCTTTTCCAAGAATTGCAGAAAAAGGGGTGTTTGAATCAAATCGAACATCGCCTGTAACACTACCTGTTACGTTGTTGTCGCTGCTATCTTTAATTACAGAGCCTGTAGTAAAAGCTAGCAACTCAGTATTAGTTATGTTTGTTAAAGCAGATGTTGAAACTGTAAAGTTACTATCTGAATTATATACAGATGTTCCAATTACTAGCCGAAAATTAGAAATAAATCCTGGCCCAAAAGCTTTGAATTTGTTTCCAATTTGTAAAGCTCCATTGTTGTATGATTTATCACCAAAATCAGTAACATTACCGCTACTTACAGTAAATCCTGTATTGCTTGCAGCATCAACAAGAGTGGTTAGTCTAACACCATCTAAAAAACATCTAAGAATTTCACCTGTTCTTGTGATTGCAACGTGATGCCACGTGTTTGCAACAACATCACCATTATCTGCCGCAGTCCATTTAAACGCAGCGCCATTACCTGTGTAAAATTGAATATCTTTCTCTGTTCTAAAATCATAACTCATTAAAAAATAACTAGCATTATAGTCACTAACAAAATCTCCATAGTCATCGACATCTGAAGTGTTAAAATAAAGTTCTAAAGTAAAATCTTCATCTGCTGCAATGTCATAGTGCGTAGCATGAGTAAAAGTAACATCATCTCCACTAGCATCAAAAAACGCACTGTTACCTTGCGTTACCGCAAAAGGAAGGTAGAAGCCGTTGGTGCCAAACGTTAAACCAGACGCATCTTTCGGCACCCAGATGCCGTCCTTAGTCTCGCCAAAGCTGGCGGCAGTCAGGGCTGTACCGTCAACAAAGTTGACCTCTGCCATATAACCATCAAACAGTTGACCACCATTAATCCACCTTCCAATATAGTGAGCATTAGCACTGTTGATTCCAGTGTCTTCGTCTTCTGCAAAATTAGACCGATTGTCTGTTGAGAAGGAAGTTATTTGAGTGCCATTTACATAAAGTTTTGTTCTGTTATTAACAGTAGATTGTGTGGTGTCGTTCTCAATAACAATATGATACCAAGATGATACATCACGAAATAAAGCATTTGTAATAAAAAGGTATGTATTGTTTGTGTCTAACATTCTAATTGTGTTATCTGAACCAAACTGTATTTCTACGCTTAACGAACCGCCAGTGCCTCCAGAAAATATAGTTTGGATTGTGCCTAAATTGCCTCGTTTTATCCACGAACTCCAAGTCCACGTTTTTTGATTACTAGCACTGCCAGGTGTGCGGGTTAAAGACGCACTATCGCCATCCTCAAACCGCAAAGACTGGTCAATGGTGTGACTATAAAACCCAGTGCTAGGCTGATCCCCTGCGCCTGTTCCCTTAATTACGCTCATTAGGTCAAGGCTCCTGATGCTGACACAGCTATTGTATTGTTGCCACTTGCCGCACTACAGTAATAAGCAAGATGATATGTTCCAGTTGCAGATATTGCGGTGAGTGATGCTGCACTTATTGCTACAGACGCATGGGCTGCAATGGCGTGGTTTCCGCCATTAATGAACATAATGTTGCCAGATTGCCCTGCCACTGGGTTTGTAAATGTAAGAGTTAAACCACCAGCCGTTGTGCATTTGAAATCATTTCCTACTGCTAAATCAAAACTACCATCATTGTCTGTGGTAACGTGACCAGATGCCCTACCAGCTACAGTAACATCATCACCCACAACAACATCACCACCAGTAAGAGTGCCTGTAGTTGTTATAGATGATGCACCGTTGTCAATGTTACCAAAACCAGATGTAATGCTGCCGCCAGTGCTTAATGTTTTATTGGTAAGAGTATCGGCTGAGATAAGAGATACCAGCGTTGAATCAGCACCAATCGGCAACAACATACTGTTTGTTATACCAGAACTATGCAGTTGTGCTTTTAGAGTTTGACCGTGTGAATTATCTGAGCAATTTAAAGTTAAAGTGCCAGAGTTTGTATTGCCTCTTACAATTACAGTGCCAGTGCCGTGTGGAGCAAGATCAATGCTTCGATTGCTACTTGATACAATATCTCTAGCCAAGACATCTAAGTCACCGCCTAGCTCTGGGCTGGTGTCTCCAACAACATTAGTTAATGAACCAGCACCGTCTGCACCACTATAGTTAAAATCAACACGGATGCCATCAGTGTTGCTAAACGATCCATTGGATGCCAAATGACCAACAGGAACCTTGGAGTAGCCTGATGCGTTTGTGACTGCACCTGTAACTTTAAACAAAGCAAAGGTGGCTGGTGTGCCTTCCTTCTCAATAGATATGATACCTCTGGCTGTGGCATTGCTTACGTCATCAAAGCTCTGCACAAATGTAGATATAGCCGCGCCATTGTCATCAGCATCATCAAAATACATTTCAGTAACAGATGCGACAGTGCCGTTGTTTAGTGCCAGTTTGCCAGCACCAGGGTCAGCATCGGATGTACTGTTGCTAAATGTAAGCTGCATACCAGCAGAGTTGCCAGTAGCCCCTGTTGCACCTGTCGGGATGCCCAAGGCTAACGCCAAAGCACCAGATGAGACTGTGTATGTTGCTGAAGCCGTTGGGCTACCACCAACCGATACAGCGGAAGCGGATGCTGAAACCGTATCAACCTTACCTTCAGTAACCGTTAAATTGCCACTGCCGTCAAAACCCAGTATTTTGTTAGCCCTTGCTGTTGCATCAGCAGTAAACTCAGAGGTAGCAATCACGTTTGTCTGTGACACTTTAAGTGATCTACCTGCCTCTTCTTCAAGCTCTTGTACAATAAGTGTCAGCTTATCAAGCGCATCTTCATGGCTGTCAGCAGGGAACGGATCGTTTGGAGTGTAATCCGTTAGCTGTGTACGCGCTGTGTTTCTAATAAGAACGACTGTTTGACCAGATGCAGGGGTGTTACCGCTAGTAAACGTGACGTTACCACCACTTGAGTTACCCACATTAGATACAGTGTAATGAGTTGTTTTGGTTTTAGTCGCTTCAGCACCAGTGCTATCTGTACGAATAATAACCGTAATATCATCGTCATCAAATATCTTGAAGCCATAAGCAAAGACAGTTGTACTGGCGTTGCCGCTATAACTATTCTTTGTGGTTGTGCTGCTAACTGTCATTTTCTGTCTCCAAACACTTGCTTAATGTACCAGAATGTTGCCCTTTTAGAAAGAGTGTTAAAATCTATTTGCTGATTGGCTAGGTGGGAAGTAGAATGTCTGCCCTGTGTCATCTTTCATTCTTTTTTCCATTCTTCTTAAGTAGCCTGGGTTAACGTGTTCCATCATGCCGTGAATGAACAAATAATCTAAAGCAGTCTTTGTGTAAAACAGGTTAATCCCAGGCACATTGCTTTTAGCAAAATTAACTGCACTTTTAGTCATTAGGTCAGTTTCACCAGATTTCAAACCGCTGTATATTTTGTCAATTTGTTCAATATTGCCAAATGTAGGGCCAGCCATTGAAGAAAGTAAACCCCTGCCGTACTTCATATGCTCGCCAAATAAAAAGTCTCCATAGATACCCATACCCCCACCTTGAACAATGGCTCTGGTAAGTAACTTAGGGTTTAGTCCGTACTCATCACCAAACACTTCTTCTGGCTTCTTGCCCTTCATAATATCTTTCATAGTTACAGACAAGTAGCCCATCATAGTTGTCCCAACCATCATCTGTGCTATACCTAAAACACCGCTTTTGCCCTCTTCGATCTTAGCGTAACGCTGCCTTTGCGCTGCTTTCGTTACATAGGTAATAGGAAACGCTTTAAACTGCATAAAAGCTCTAATGCTTTCACCAAGAACAGTTCCCCTTTCACTCCCCAAATTCATATAAGCTCTTTCTTTAGCACCTGGGGTTGGGATGGCAGTGTCAGCGGAATCTGTTATATACATAGAATATTTTGTTGCTAAATCATTTTTGTATTTGTCAATTGCAGCTTGAGTTGGTTTTTTGATTTTTCGTGTTCTGCCAGCATTAACTTTTGCTAAAGTAGCAGCCTCTATAACATCGCTAGAAATATTGTCGATTCCTCCAGCAAACATATATTCACGCCCATCTGCTGCAACCATATCCATTTGGCGCATTACATCCCACTCTGCTTCTTCAATGCCATATCGCTTTAAACCGTTTCGCGTTCTAATGTTAAGGTTTCCAAAAACATCATTTTTATAAGTAGCCAAGTCAGCCGCTAATATTTTAGCAACACCTGATTTTTGTGCATCATTCCAGAACGTCATTAGATTTAGCCTAAAGTAAAACTGCTGCGCCTTTCCTACCATCCCAGGCAAGCTATCATTAGCACCAAACCTAGCGTGTGTGCTGCCCATAGCCCCTTCAATGCCAACGCCTAAAAGGTAGGCTAGTCTTTTTTGTTCTTTGCGAGGAAACAACTTAAATGCAAACGAAAGAGCTTTAGCGTATGAGCCAAATATTCCCCTGTCAGTGTGAGAATTTATAAAGGTGGCATTGGTAGCTATATCGCCAAATGATGAAATAGTTGCCGACCCTAACTTTGCCATTGACTGTACCATACGCCAACCAGAAGCAAGCCCAGCAAAATCCGCTCCAAACATCACAGGTTTGCCAGCACCGCGAGCCTTACTGCTTCCGTCTATCTCTTTAAATTGATTTTTAAGTCTGACTACATTTATTCTATTAAGGGTAATTATATCAGTTCTGTTGCTATCTTGTAAGTCTCCCAAAATCCTGTCAAACATAGCCGCTGGGTTTGTGCCAAGTTTTTCCATTAAGCCAAGAGCTTGTGCGTCATGGTCAATCCCAGACATAACGGCATCAACCAAACTCATGCGAGTGTATTTTTTTGAATAATCATGTGCAGCCTTGCCATTAGCAAAGTGTATAGTGCGGCTTTGGCTTAACTTCTTTGCCATGTTAGCTTGCCCCTTAAAGGCCAAAACCTTATCCATACTTCCATCAGGGCTACCAACGGTCTGGTGCTGACCGCTAACGAGGTTATCCCACATATCTCCAAGAAACATATTATTAGTGTAGGGAACTTTTTTGCCATCAACTTCCGTAAACGCTGGTTTGTTATCAAATGTTTTTGCGCTTAACCTTCCATCTTCCATCATGTAGTCAACCCAGTTTTTCTTTGCTGCCCTTAGTTCGTCTGCTGTTTTAGCACCGTTTCTAAGCAAAATAGGGTCATGCCCTTGACGGACTGCGTAGTTTTCTAATTCTGCAATAACAGCCCCATGAAGATTTTTTCTATCAAGACGCATTTTCTGGTGACGTTTTATAATGTTAGCCACTTGTTTGGCCTCTGCACCGCCAGCTTGTCTAACGTCAAATTTATCTCCGTCAAACATAGCTCTATAAATAAGCTCTTCAAAATCTTTGTTTTTAAACACAGCCTCAAGGTCAGCGTCTTGTAAAGCTGCTAGCAAAGTTCCTTGGTAGTGTGTATTTAAAGCGTGTTGCCTTGCATCAACGCTATCAAGATTTCCTAGTTTTGCAGTACCAACTAAAACACCTGATAACGCTTCTGATGGATCATCTGGGTTCTTTTTAAGGGTAGACATAATATCAATGTATGCTTTAGCATTAAGTATTCTTGCCCTTTTTTCAATAACAGCATTGATCTTAGCTTGCTTGGCAATGTTTCTAGCCAGTTTAAATATGTCTGTGTATTCATCAGCAAGAGCGTTTTCAACGCGCCTTGACAGACGTTCTTCAAGAATATCCACAATATCTTGGGCTTCTTCTTTGTCGAATATTATGCCTTCTCTTCTAGCGGCATCTATAATTACCTCAGAACAACTCATCCGCTTTTGCTCCTAACTATACAAGCCCGACCCGCCTCAACTAGCGTTTCGTACTTTTCTATCTTGGCTTCTAAATTAATTATCTCGTCTAAATCATTTCTAGCATCTTTAGGAAGCAAAGCTAAATTTTCTGGGCCTCTTACTTCTTCTAACAAAATATTGCTTTCTGCATCTATGTCGTTAGCAACAAACTCAGCTTGTTCTAGCTCTTGAGCATTTAACTCTTTTAGATCGTTAGAGTATTCAGACAAATTTCCTAAATTGCTAGGCTCTGGCACTGGCTCTTGGACTTCTGGAGCAGAAACGTCTTGCTGTGCTTGATTTTGGGAAACCAAGGTTTGAGAAAGTTTTGTTTCTAATTCTTGTTTTTCTAACTCCAACTTCTCTATTTGTTGTTGGTTATCTTTTATTTTTGCTTTGTCATAAGCGTTCATTGGCTTTGATAAACGCGATCCTTTTGGCGCAAATTTCTGCCTTTCCTTTACCCCGTCTTCTATAGTTTTTATTTCCGTTTCTAACTCTTCTGTTTTTTTGTTTATTTCTTCTATTGAAGATTCTATTCTGGAAGTGTCCCCTAAATTTAACTCAGCCTCTACATCTGGCTCTGCTGGACGCTCAACAGTTTCACCATCGTTTCTGCGCTTTTGTATTACTATGGCTTCTTTGTCAGTCTCTAGCTTTTCAATTAAAAGCCTATCTTCCGAAAGTGAAGCAGTTTCTATTTGAGCGTCAATTTGCTGAAGAGTTGTGTCTAATTCTTCTTCAGACATATTTGATAATGGGCGTGGCTTTTCTGGATCAAGAAAATCTACTATTTCGTAGTCATCGTCATATGGAGATTTAGGTTTTTCTAACTCAGCTTTTTCAGCGGCTCTAGCGGCAACCCTCGCTTCGCCAGCTTCAACAATATCTTTTACAGATACATTTTCACCTTTTATAACTTGGCCTACAGATGTGTGTTGCGCCTCATCTTTTGTTCTTTGAGGCAGTTTTGCATAACGGTCAGATATTTTTCCAGCACCGTAAAATATAGCACCACCCAAAGCAGCACCTACAGTTACGTTTAAAAAACTATCTATTAAACCATACTCACGATCCTGTTCAGCGTAGGCAGCACCAATAACCAAAGGCTCTACAACAGCACCGCCAATAGCCCCATCTATAGCACCTGTCATAAGGCGGCTACCTTTTACTCTGCCCATCCTAGCCGCCATTGTTGCGCCTCTCATCAGGGTTACAGAGGGGATAAAAGCGGAAGCTATATTTATAGGGTCAATAACACTAGCTGCGATTGAAGCGCCAAATTGTGCAGTGCCTAAACCAAAACCGCCCCTTGATCTGCCAAGGGTTGTTCTAAAACTTTCACGTTTATCGTAGCGGTCTGCAAGCAATGAGGCCATGCCAGTGCTTATACCTTCACTGCCGACTTCTATACCATCTCGGTAAAACTCGCTTTCGCTCCACTCATCAACAGTAAAATTAGTGCCTTCTTGACCTTTTCCAAAACCCTGATCCATCAATCTTCCAAAAGCATTTAATGGATTAAGGTATATACCTTCCTCAAACGAAGCCGCTAAAACATCTGATGTTGAGGCTTTTGCATAATCAAAATACTGTTCTCGCAGAACCTTATTGTCTTTTTGCTCTGGTATGTAGACATCAACCATTAAAAGAAACCTTTTGTGGCAAAGTATTTTGTTCTAAAGGTTTTTGCAAATCCACCATCTCCCTTTTGGTTATCTGGGATTCCTTCAGCGTATTCCAAAACCTGATCGAAGGTGACTGTTACAAACCCACTCCCATCACTTTTAGGAACAAGATTTCCTGTTTGGTCAACAAGATAAGCACCAGTTCCGCTTTGTGTAGTTCTCCAAGTGCCTTCAGCTTCTAAGTCATTTAAGTATTGCTCATTGGCAATTTCTTGTGTTGTCCCTGATGGGGCTGGGGGGTAGTCAATCGCATCGGATAAACGCTCTCTGTTTAAAGAAAGACTGCTTTCTAAAACTACTTTAATGTCTTTTTGAACACCGCTTAAATTTTTTGGTAATCTTATCACTGTTTTGTTTATTGTGGGGAAAACAAAGTTATTCCCAATAACGGTATTATAAGCCATTTCCACCGCTTTTTGATGGGTTGTGGTTCCATTGGCTGAAGCGCGGATATACGCAGCCGTGTCCCTAACAATAGTTTTTATACCAAGATTATGATTGACGCGATCTATAGTTCCCCCACCTCTAGTGTCATCTATAAAATTGCCAACATTACTTGCCCCGTAATTCTGCATAATAATATCTGTTGCTTCGTTAATCTGTTTTATATCATCAGTACTGTTAAAATCTTTAATTGTTTTTTGACCTTCTTTAGTACCTGTCGCAGCAACCATATTTATATTAGCATTGTTAGGATAAGCAGCTACGACATTATCAACTTTACTAATTTTGTTGGTTTCCATTAAATGACGCATAACTCTATTTTCATTTTCAGTGCCAAACTTATTTAAAAAGGCATCCATCAAACCACCTTTATCTTTAGGGTCAGCGGCCTCAAACTGTGAAACAAATACATCAAGTTGAGCATTAGTGGTTACTCTAATTTTTGACGGAGCAACCCCCATTTTTGTTTGCATGGTAATCATGTCTGTAACAAAATTTTCAGAAGTCTGATCCACTTCTGTGTTTTTGCTCATGTAATACCCAACAAAATTATCTTCTTGCAATTTATCTCTTTCAATTATTCTTTTCTTTAACATTGAAAAAACTTTTGCGCCTTCTGGTGTTGCTATGTTTTCTTTTTTCCCAGCTTCTTTTAAAGCCGCAGCCGTTTGTTCAGCACTAGCAAATTCTATTCTTTTAAACTGCCTTGAGGCTTCTGCTGTAGCAGCAAACTCCAATTCCAAAGCGTCTGCCTCGGAATACATTTCAGCCAATCTAAAGGTTTTTGCTGCATTTCCTATTTGGGCTGTCATTTCTGGAGTGACCTGACCGTCAGCAGCTATAACTTGACTTTTAACACGATCTATTACAACCAATGAATTTGCTACAGCACGTTTAGCCCTTTCGTTAATTTCAGCATTTATAGAAGCTCTCATAGCTTGCCTACCGCTACGTTTTTTTATGTCAGGATAAAGAACAAAACTTCCATTTTTTTCTTCATATGTGTCATTCTCCATTTTTTTTAAATCAGCAAGGCTCATGTTTTGTATGCTTTGATCCAGAAGGTTAAGATTTGCGCTAATAGTTTCGCCCTCATCTGATTTTCTTGATTGAGTTAGCATTGAAATTAATGAACCCCTATTAGTGGATTTCATTGTGCTGAAGCTAATAGTTTTTTCTCCCTCTCCAGCTTCCATAGATGCTACGGTTTCTAAACTAACAGTTTTCCCATTTCTAATATCTTCAATAGCTTTATCAAATTGTTCGTCAGTAAAATCTTCAATGTTTTCAATTATGTACGCATGGGCAGTGTTAACTTCCTCTGCGTCAACAATTTTTTCTTTAGCAAGAATCCCAGCATTCCTAGCCGCATACTCAGCCGCTTTCATATTGGGCTTGTCCCTGTCAAGTTGTTCTCGCATTTTGTTAATTCCGTCTTGAGAATTGACACTATTAATATCATTCACATAACGGCTATTAGAAAGTTCTTTGCGGTATGTTGTCTTGCTGTACTTTGGACTAATGCCTTGTGAAGCCCATCTATCAAACCCTTCATCCAAACCAGTTTGAATATCTTGATAAAGTTGGCTGCTGGGATCAAGGCTTCTAAGCTGAGATAAGGTATCGTCAACAGTGGTGTTTACTTGTTCTGTCCGTATAGCTTGATGTTTGTTGTGAGCTTGCTGGCTACCAGTTGCTACTTTTGCAGCAAAGGTATTGTCAAACTGCATAGATACATCACGAAATTGGTTTTTTGTTAGCTTGCCTTCTAACCCAGACAGATGTTTATTACGCAGTTCAATGCGTTTTTTATCTGCTAACGCCTGATACTCAGCTACAGTTGTAGCCTCAGAGTTCATGGTAAAATTGTTCATCTCTTGGTTAACGTCAGTGTTAACCTTGTTTCTATAACGATCAGTTTCAGCTTTCTTTTCTTCCATGCCAAATTTAAAAGCAGCGTCCTCTATAGCACCGCCAAAGGCAGAAAAACCTTTTTGAGAAGCAGTAAATGCACCTTCATTAGCACGAACACCTTGTATTGGCTTTGTCGTTACTGTCTGGCCTAGCCCTTGATTATATAGAGGTATTTTTGGCATATCTTATCCCATCAAAGTTGCAGCTTTAGAGCCGCTATTTACTAAGCTTGCGTATGATTGATACTTCAAACCAGAAGCCTTTGCTTTTCCTTCAAGCCTTGTCATTGCTGCTTGCTCTGTTTTCATAGCTTGTTCTCTTGAGCTTGCCTGTTGGATATTCAAAGCATCCATTTGAGTGGCAAAAAATGTGTCAGCCGCAGCCGTCATTGGGCTGCCTGTCATTTGCACCCCAGAGGCAGCGGTCATCAATCTTTGTGTGCCAACCAAACGCTCAGACTCTTTACGCAGACTTACTTCTTGATCCGCTTTAACTTCAGCAAGGACAATCTTTTCATTTTCAGCAACCTTGGCATTATATTCAGCAATCTTCTGCACTTGTTTTGCTTGAGCTTGTTGGCCTTTAAAATTCATTACGCCACCAAGAACGCCCCCTGCTGCTGCCGCTTCGCTCATTACTGCACCCTCGCATAACGATAGTAGTCAGTGCCATCTAGCCCAAACTTTCTCATTAGCCCCTCATTTTCAAAACCCAACCAACCTATAAAGCGCACAGCCTCATCGTCATTGCAACTGACACTAGCTTGTAATCTATTGTAATTGTTTTCTTCTTGTATGTGATCTAACATAGCGCGTGAGTATTTAGCTGCCGTTAGTGGTTTATCATAGGCATATGATGACATAATAAAGAACGCTTCAGCCACGCCCTGCCATAACTGATACACGCCACCTAAAGCGAATATCTTGTTATCCATCATACCTGTGTAAGCCACCATAGAACTATCACTTGTAAATGCTACCTTTGCCGCATCTGGAAAATGGTAACGGGTTTCAATTTGCTCAATGTGTTCCTTTTTGAATGGCACAATATTAAGCGTCAAAAGTATTAGACCTTCTCATAATTGCCAGTACCGACATTGGTAATGGCTGTGTTTGTTGTATCACAATTTGTGCATCGTTGTCATACCCAGATGGAAACGATACTTCTTTATCTCCATTAAACATAGGCACAGCTTCGTTCATAGACATACTACTGTCGCGGAAAGGTACTCTGTCTAGGTTTGCTGTAGATGGCCCTATCTCTGCGCCAACAGTGTTGTTAAACCTAGCAGTTACGCCATGAATACGTTTGATCTTGCCTTGTGCAATACCATCATCTGCACCAGCTTCTAGCCGTAGGGTTTCCACAAAGGATGTATAACCGTGGCCTAGATGCACTTTAGATGCGCTGCGATCCAGTGTTACTGTGCCGCCTGATACAATCTTATCAGCATGAGCAGAGCCATCAGCCAGAACCGCTAATGTCTGGCCTTCTAGGTGATTGATACCTGTTATGGTTGTTGTAGCTGTGCTGTTGTAAGTTAGCCCATTATCCACAAAGAAAGCGTCAGTAATATCATCATTAAAGTAAAACGATTTAATAAAGCTAATCTGCCTTGTAGTTGCCCCATCTATTGTACGCTTTACAGATAAATATATCTGATCCTCAGAGCCACTAGGTATAGATGTCAGGCTTTCTGCTACAGCCCTGCCCTCACTTGTGGCGGCAAGCCTTGTGCTATCTGACGTTGCAACGGTCAAAAACCCCTGATTTTCTGGGGCTGTCTCTTTGATTGTAACAACCGCTGCCGCTGGATTAGCCACAGTAAAATCTGCATGAGCATTGATGCGGGTAAAGATGTTGTCAGCCGTTGTGTTGTTGCTTTCGTTTGGCCTCCAACCTAAAGATGTATCCGTTGGGGCAGAGCCACCAGCAGCTTCACTTGTAAAGGTGACTGAAGTACCATCACTCTTGGTAAGAGTAATCGTTGATCCAACTGCTATATTTGCATAATCAGCAACAGTTACAGTGGCCTCGCCAAACTTGCCGCCCAGAGGATGTTCATGCCACCCGATAGCACCGTTAGCGCGGTCATAAGTTAGCCCTATAAGTCTGCCATCAGCGTGAACAAACCAAAGAACTAGCTCTGGCTCTTGCTGCCAAACCATGTCAGTCAGGCCACCGCGAGGTAAATGGTCTGCTAAAATACTCAGATCAATCCCTAGTAATCCGTCAGTATCCAGATCAAATGTAATCTCTTTTACTTTTTCTTGGCCTTTTTGAATAAGAATTGTGCTGTTGCCAGCCCTTAATGGTCTTACATCTGATGTGCCAAACGTAGTTTCACGCAACACATTAACGTTAGTTGGCGATACTGGAGTAGTTCCAGAACCACCAGATAGCGTAAACTCTGCGCTAGTTGTAAGAATTTGCAGAAATCTTGCTGGCAGAAGATGTTTGATTACGTTTACTTTGTCAGATGCAATCGTAAAGTTTACTGCACTATCATCTATGGTGCCTGGAGTATGGTTTTCAAAGTCAGCAGAAACACTCCCAAATATTGTCTGTGGCTGGCCTGTCGTGCCAGCGAAGTACAAACGCTGCTCGTAGAAGCCAACAGCCCTTGGCTGGCCTTGTGTGCCGCCAAAAGCACCCAATGACCAACGGGTTGTGGTATTGCTGCTACTAACAACGCTTGCTGGCAAAACACCAGCGTCATTCTTAAACAATGCTGTAACCGCAGTTGCGCTACTAAAAGCTGTTATTTTTAAGTATCCAGAGCCACTATGTTGATAAGCCCAAGTAATAGCACCGTATGTTTCAGAACCAGACAGGTGAACTGGTGGGGTTAGCCCAGAGGCATCTGTACCGCTGTCTGTCTTTTTGTAAACATTATTACCAAATCTAACTAAATCATTCTGGTCATAATTTGAGCTTGCAACCCATAAATCATGTTGCACTTCTATAACTTCTCGCAACCTTATTAACCGCCCTACATCAGCAGCCACAAACAAACTGGCAGATGCCGTAAGTGTTACGCTTCCTGTGTTAGCGGAAGAATATATGGATATGTCGGTAATATTCTCATCTAAGTATGGGCCATCAACAAAGTCTATATCTGACAAACTCCAACCAGCATGGGCTGATGTTCTTGTTAGCTTTGCTGGTTCGTGGCTTTTGTGTGCTAAATAAATAATATCAGCAGATTGAGTATAGTTTATTTCAAACACTTGCGCTGCTGTATATGTAGTTGTTACCTCTACAATCTTACCAGCAGTGCCACTACTGTCATAAGCTGTAAATGCAGAACTGTTTACACCGCTTAACTGAAATGTATTTGTTGCTGTGCCAGCTACAGTAAACTCGCGGTTATTTACCTGTGTCATGCCAACAACACCGCTAATCATAACGCGATCACCGTTGCTGTATCCATGCCCATTAGATGTTACAACAGCAGGGTTAGCGGCAGTAATTGCTGTGATTGCCTTTGTGGCCTCAGTTACAATGCCACCATCTTTGTAGATGCGAATGTAATTTAAACCAAACTCAAGCACATACGCTTGCTCATCACTAAACTCGAAGTCAATTAGCCTTGCTGTGCCACCGTCTTTTGTAGTGCCAGCGTAGTTAGTTCCAGGCCGCCTAGCTATCCCGCCTTGAGGAAACACAACCATATTCTGCAATGTCTTAACAGATTGGTTATATTTTTCTAAATCAATCCTACCTTCAAGCCGTGGCGATATAGCACCAGCGCGGAAGTTTGTTAGGATACTGGATACGCGAGCCATATGTTAATACCTTATGTCGATAAAGTAATCCGCTACTGGCTGTTCTGGGTAGCCTTCCATAGAATCCACACCCTTTGCTTCTTTTAGTCTTGATTCATAAAGGCTGAACATTTGTTGTGCTACAGAGTTGCTACCAGTAATTGCATAAGCTGTATCAGCCGCAAGCCTGTGGGCTATGGCATTAGACAACAAAGCATCATAATCCTCTGTATCTTCTAGCCTAGATATATAAATAATTTTGCAAGCATCATCGTTGCTTAAAATTTTACGCCCTTCTATCTTAAACATTCTGTTGCTATCATACGCAGCAAGATCATTGTTTACGTTAGTGTTCCAATAAGAAAGAACCCTCAAACAGTAAGGGTCAGCGGGTAATTGAAATTGATGGGTAAAACCAAAGGCAGGGCCAACACTGTTAGCCGCCAGTTCTGCTCTTGCTATAGCAGCGTTCCAAGGATGTGCGCGTAGAACCGCATCCCTTGTAAGTTCAAATTTTCTATTACAAAGCCTAGCTTCTTTGGAGTTCTCGGTTAGTGACGTAATCGTTGCCGCACCCAACAAATCCATAGCTTCATTACAAATGTCAACCACTGAGGACATAGCAAACTCCTAAAGGGGAGAAGGGGCAGCGAGGTGTACCGCCCCTTCTAACTTGTCTAGTTTACAACATACTCAATGATGAAAGCCATATCACCACCAGTTCCACCTGTCGCATTGAAAGTTGCGGCAATGTAGTAGAACCCGCCTGGATCAGTGCTGTCACCAGCCATTGTGTATAGCTGCTGTCCAGTGGTGTTAAGGTTAGCTGCTTCATAACGAAGCTCTGCTAATGCTGCACCATCGGCAACAGAAGTAGCAAAGAAATCTTCGTCTTTTACAGCACCAGCATCAGTGTAGATACCGACATTGTATGTGCAGCTTCCACCCAAACCATCTGCGCCTACTTGCAAAGATACAATGGATGCATTGCTTGGAATCGGTGCGAGCATAACGATATCATCGTCAGTGCTATCACCAGCCGCCAAAGCAACATTCCCTTGAGCTATTCGGAGTACACCTTGTAGCTCTTGGGCTTTATTAGCAACTTGAGGGGAAGCCTCAAGATTTGCTACCAAGTCAGAATTTTTAGTAGTCATCTCTAGCTCCTATTAGTCTGGGGTTTCATCACAGAAGATTTGGCAAACCTTGTTTTCTTCCATGCGTGTCGATCCAATCGACATACAGTAGTAAACTTGGGTTGCATAACCTTTGTCTGCGCGTTCATCAATCCTAGCGGAAATGTCTTTACCTATACCCAAGGTAAGACCATCTTCAGCCCAAGCAAAGCAAGTGCGAACATCTGTGGCAGAAACAGCCAAGCGGTTCGACATGACAAAGCGGAAGCCCATGAAGGTGTCCACATCCCCAGAAACCAATGCCTTTACGGTATTGAAATCGCTGCTAGTTACCTGAGTTGTTCCGAGCAAATCTTCAATCTGCTTTGGGCCAACTGCAATGAAACGTGGGATAGATGGGTCAACGTCAGCTAGGTCTAACTTGCGTTTTGCTTCAGTTAGCTTTGCAACGGTCAATCCATCGTTTGATGATGCTGAACCAACAGAGTTGGCGGTTGCATCTAGGTTTGCTGTGCCAGAACCAGTTTCGCCTGTTGAGGCAGCACCAGTTGCAGCAGAGATGATAACGTCATCCATCGCACGACCCATAGCAGCAGCAGCCGCTTGAGCATAAGATGAAGTCGGATCAATCAACATACGAACTTTATCCTGATCGTCAATTAGATCAGCATACTCGTAGTCAGCTAGGGACAAACGTCTACGCCCATGTGGGGTATCAATTTGAGGTGTGTCGGCATTTCTTGATGTACGAAGCTGCGCTGTCGCTACACCAATCTGGTCTATGAAGGCATTTTTACCAACAATATTCTCAATCCGCACCGTATCACGCAAACG